GTCAACTCTCTCGACATGAGCGACGGCTCTTGGCTTATACTTTCCCAAGCCGCCTACCAGTTAATACCCGTGGCTTACGACCTAAAGTCGGGCGGTTACCTGTTTAACTACCGCGGCCACCGGTCCATAAGCGAAAAAATATCTGACGCGGTTAACGGTTGGGAGCAAATGCGGAAGGGAAAAGAAGTCTCGGGAGAGGTGGCCCGCAAGATTTATAGTTACATGTCCACCGGAAATCGTGTGACGCGGGGATACAAAAAGCTCCGGGATTTGGATGACCAAGATATGGTGACCATCGAAGAGCTAATTAGTAAACACGGCCTGCTTGCCAACGACAGTATGATCTGGTCCGAGGCTATGGATAAAATGCCTGAGACTGACCGGGCATATGTTACGGCCCTGCTACGTCGGGGCGAGAAGTTTAACGGCATACCCCGTATTACAGCGTCCACGATCCACGGGTCAAAGGGCGGCGAAGCGGATAACGTTGTGTTGTTCACCGACCTGAGTGCAGCGGCCGATAATGCAATGCGAATTAACCCTGATGATATGCACCGAGTTTTTTACGTCGGCGTTACGCGGACCCGGCAGAATTTGTATATTGTTGAACCCGAAGACGCGACAAGGAGCTATGACCTATGAAAAAGATGACATGGGATGACTGGAAAGCGCATGAAGAAGCCAAGCGCAAGGAATACGAAAAGATGGGAGTGACCGATCTTAACGCAGTGCGGGCTGAAAAAATGTGGAACGATCCCACCGTGAAGGATGAGGACCTGCCTGCCGCAAGGTTTGAATACGATCCCGAATTAAAAGAAATGGTTTTTGTTGGTTACAGTAATGAGGTGAAACATTGAAACGCGATGAAGTGTTGGACAAAGCAAAGTCCTTAATCAACGGGGACCGGGCCAAGGATTACGGCGATGCGTATGAAAACCACCAACGTATCGCGGATGGATGGAACGTAATTATGCGTGGAGCTTATGCAAGCCACGGCTACCTAACACCAGCCCACGTTACTCTAATGATGGACTGGGTAAAAACAAGCAGGCTCATAGAAACAATCGACCATGAAGACTCATGGATTGATAAAGCGGGATACACCGCGCTGGGCGCAGAATTTATTGAGGAAGAAAATAATGGCAAACCTACAGATGGCGATGTTCGCTCCTAAAAGTGAATGGGTTCCACCCCTTGAGCTTCCAGATATTACGAGCGCATCAAAGATTGCGATTGATGTCGAAACCCGTGACCCTAACCTAAAGAAAAACGGGCCCGGTTGGCCCACCGGGGACGGGGAAGTCGTAGGGTATGCCGTAGCAGTGGACGGGTGGTCCGGCTACATTCCGATACGGCACTTCGGCGGCGGAAATCTGGACGAAAAACAAGTCAACAAATGGCTGCGAAAAGTCTTTGAATGCCCTGCCGATAAGATCATGCACAATGCTCAGTATGACTTGGGCTGGATTAAACAAATGGGATTCACGGTCAACGGCCGCATAATCGATACAATGCTTGTCGCCTCTCTGCTTGATGAGAACAGGTTTAGTTACAGCTTAAACGCTCTGGCCTACGAACATTTAGGCAAAACCAAATCAGAGAAGGCGCTGGTTGAAGCGGCCCGGGAGTTCGGTGTCGATCCAAAAGCCGAGATGTGGAAGATGCCCGCAATGTATGTTGGCCCGTATGCCGAGGTGGATGCCGTCCTTACGCTAGAGCTTTGGAATTACTTCTCTACCCTGTTGGGCAAAGAGGACCTTTGGGACATAGCTAATACAGAACTCGACCTCCTTCCCTGCCTTGTAGATATGACAATGCGCGGCGTTCGCGTAGACGTGAACCGTGTTGAACGGACCAAGGACATGTTGCTCAAACGCGAAAAAGAAGTGATGAAAGAAATCAAGCGCATCACCGGCAGCGACGTGGAAATATGGGCCGCGCAATCCCTTTCAAAAGCTTTTGATAAGCTGGATATAACTTATCCAAAAACAGAAAAGGGCGCTCCGTCTTTTACAAAGCTATTCTTAAAAGAACATTCGCACCCCGTGTCCAAGCTAATTGTTGAAGCCCGGAACCTGAACAAAACGTCCGGCACCTTTATCAACACAATCATGAAGCATTGTCGTGCCGATGGACGCATACATTCGCACATAAACCAGATCAGATCAGATGATGGGGGTACGGTATCGGGGCGCATATCAATGTCGAACCCCAACCTTCAGCAAATCCCGGCCCGCGATCCAGAACTAGGACCCATGATCCGCAGTCTGTTCCTGCCAGAAGAAGGCGACCAGTGGGCCGCTATCGATTACTCGCAACAAGAACCACGCATCTTGGTTCACTACGCTCACGTTTATGGCAAAACACGCGGCATCCCTCTGGAAGGGGCAGCCGAGTTTGTCGAAGCATACAACACGGACCCCGAGACAGACTTCCACACCATGGTTGCCGAGATGACAAACATCCCCCGCAAGCAGGCTAAGACAATTAACTTGGGTCTGATGTATGGCATGGGCGTAAACAAGATGGCGGAAAGCTTGGACATTCCTGTAGAAGAAGCCAAGAAGCTGGTTAAGCAATACCACAACCGCGTACCGTTCGTGAAAGGTCTGATGACGGGTGTCATGAACAGGCTGAACGAGAAATCTTCGGCAGGCGCTCTGCGCTCACTGGGGGGCCGTAAGTGCCGCTTTGACATGTGGGAGCCCGATACGTTCGCAATGAACAAAGCCCTGCCTTACAGGGAAGCTGTGTCCACCTACGGACCCACTACGCGCTTGAAAAGGGCCTACACCTACAAAGCTTTGAACAGGCTCATCCAAGCATCTGCCGCGGACATGACAAAGAAAGCAATGGTTGCTCTGTACAAACAAGGCCACCTACCGCTTATCCAAATTCACGACGAAATTGCCATGTCTGTAAAAAATGTTGACGAAGCTAATGAAATAGCTAAGATTATGGAGAATGTTCTTCCTCTGGAGGTCCCGAGTAAATGTGATGTTGAAATGGGACCGTCTTGGGGCGAGTCCATGTAGGCTCTCTTTCCTGCTCGACATAGCTACGCCTGTGGCTTTTGTCTAACTGCCCCCGACCCGGCTAGGTTTCGCACTGCAACGGTTGGGGGTTTTTTTATTTTAACTCTGCACGAATAGCCTTCGCAAGGGCTCCGTAAACAACGGCATCAAACGCCGCAAACATTGGTCCGCTGTTCACCTCTAAGAATACATCGTCCATGAAATCCGCCGCGCAAAAGGTTAAGCCTAGCCCACGGGCCACGGTTCTTACCTTATCGACCTCTTCCTGCGGGAAATGCTCCACCGACACCTTTGTGTGGGGATCATCCCGGTAATCTAGCTCCGTCGTATCTAACCTGAAACCAAAATGCTGGTTTCCGATAAGAAACAAACGCCGATTATGCCCCGCCATGCGGTGCTGTATGATACCGGTGTGTTGTGATTCGTTGCCGGGTTGGCAATGCTGTCCGCCCGTGAGCGGTTTAACAATGCAATCGCCTTCCAAAGGCCCCTTACCAATAATCGTGCGCGGTATAGGAAGGCCCGCGGCCATGGCACGACGCAAATTGGCCGCCTTGATGGGCGTCACGTGGTCATATTTACGGTTGTAAGCTGCGACCTTGGGGTTAGCCTTCAGATAATTGGCCATAAGATACCAATTATTGTACCGCTGGTGCGTGTTCTCACTAAACACGTTGGCCCTGCCAAAGAACCCGCGCATGTTAACGGGTTCGCCACCATGTACAAGCTTGTTTTTATTTATATCCCATGTATAATCCGCCGCCTGATCCAGAAACAAATCGAAGTGCGGACGCAACGCTGCAATGTTGGGGTCCTGCATCTGACCAAATAGAACAAAACTCATAAACTTACCTCTTTTTCTTGCATTCTTGCATATTCTCTTATAATATCCTAGACAAAGCGAGGGTATGGAGAGAAAAAATGGATACAACACGCTGGAAAAGTGTCCTCGTACCACGCGAGGTTTATGAAGAGATTAAAGAACTGTCCAAATCAGAAGGCAGAACAATCGGGGGACAACTCCGGTTGGTGTTCGACTGGTACAAAGATGCAAAAACCGCGGACCACGGGGCAGTGATCGATGACAATATCGAGTCACGTTGACAATCCGATACATCGTAGACTGATGAAAAACCTTTGTCCTAAATGTGTGCAGCAACTACAAGTGGTTGAAAAGACAGAAGAAAAGCTTGTAAGGGTGTGTAACACATGCAATCTAAAAATTATAGACGATCCAAAAACAGCCGAATACCCGGGATAAGTATGCGATTAAGTGTTGCTTATCCCATATGGACGTGCCATATTAACCGTGCAGGTGATATCTGTTCAAAAAAAACCTGCACTCCGTAGTAAAATCGCCCCTAGTCTCTTGCCCGAGGCTAGGGGTATCTTTTTAGGAGGAAGAAAATGCCTGATTTTGTTAACGGCCTGATGGCCAAGAAACCAAACGAGAAAGCGCCTGACTTCGTTAAGTGCAATCTTAGCATAAAACGCGAAGACTTGATCGCATGGTTGTCTGAAAAAGACAGCGATTGGATAAATGTTGATATAAAAGAGAGTGGCCGCACCCTCAATTGGTACGCGGAGGTGAATACATGGGAGGCGAAAAAATGAAGCTAACGCCCGACTCTCCCGAATATCAGGACCTGTACCGCGCAGCTTGGATCAAGCAGCTAAAGTATGACCATGCGATAAATCCAAAATTAAAATCTGATTTAGGACAACGCGCAGCATGGGATGGTGGCAAGCAATCTGGCAACAAAGGCGGCCGACCAAAAACAGACTTTAAAAAACTGCCCGACAAAGCTAAGATCATTAATAATATGAAACTGAAAAACATAACAGACCAAGAAATTGCGACCATGACGGGCATCTTGCTCCGCACTGTTCGTGATTATGTCAAAAGATATGATCTGCCTCGGAAAGATTAAATGAAGCCAGCCACGTTAGAAGAAGTCGAAGACGAAATAAAAGATGACTTCTTCTGGTCAATGGAATGCGCTCACGAACTTATTCAAGAAATGACGGCAAATGATATGAACATGGGCGCAGCCATTGGGGGAATGCTTACACAAACCCTCACCGCGCTCATGTCTCTCGCGCCAGACAACGACACGGCTATGAAAGTCCTGTCGTCCTGCATTCACAACGCAACAGTTAATGCAGAAGAAATACAGTCCAAGCGCCAAAACCACCGCGGATCAGACGAAATACACTGAAGCTTGACACTAGCGCATAATATCCCATATAGTAATCCCACCTAACTATGGAGATAATCATGTCAAAGACACTCACCAAAAAAGAAATCTGTCTAAAATACAGCATCAAGGCACCGAAATTGGAATATCACATTAAGAAAGTCGCAACCAAACGTAACCCCATGCCCTTCCCAAAAGGAACAATGGTTAAAGGTGTGCGCCACTTCAAAGAAAAAGACGTGGAAAAATATGCCGACGTAAACAAAACGTTCAGCAAACCATCCCACAAAGAACTCGGGATGGCCGAAGCCGTGGACTTCACCACAACCCACGACGCGCAATTCGAAAATAAAATGTGGGAAACCGTGAACCACGAACCGTGGTACATACGACATAAACTCCTAGTCCGGGCCGTCGTTACCGCAATCGTTGCAGGCGCAGCCGCAGCAATCGTGTCGAGCTTCGTATCATGAAAAACATGACCGACCTCGAAATCGAAATCATGCTAAACGAAGTGTTCGCCAAAGTCTTCGGACCCGACTGGTGAACCTTCCACCACATTTGGACGCCGAGCTTAAACGTATCGGCGTCCTCGAACCAAAACCCAAGAACCCCTTACCCTCCTCAAAGCCCACGGCCCACGAGCCTTGGAAACCAAAACATGATGGGGAAGAACCGCCGTTCTAGCAACGCACCTAATTTCTTAAAAAGTTAACTATTGACTTTATCGCATACCTGTGGTATTATAATATTGTCGATGGGATGAGCCCGTCGGCTGGGGCGGGCAAGCCCCACGCTATTTGACAACGAG